AAGCGTGGGCGCGTTCTCGGATATGCAATTCAGCGCAATGGCTTCCGGGAAGCCGGTGCGCTTGTAGGCGCCGAAGTAAACGAGCGCGTCGGCCATCAGATCAGACCCTCCTCGCGCGCGTGTTCGGCACAGTGGTTTTTCGACCACAGTAGCCCGTCGATCAGTCTCGCCGCCCGGATCGCCCACTGCTTGCCGTGGTGCGCTTCCATGCCCACGCGGGCGGAGAAGCTGTTTCGCGGATCACCGCCGGCCAGGGCGTTCAGAAGGTGAGAGCATCCGGCAAGGACGCGCTCGAAATACCGGATCACGGCCAGCCTGAGCCCATGTCGATAGCCTCCAGAGCGGCCCGCGTCGTGACCGACCGACATTCGTCCTTAAGCCGCCACCAGTTGGCTTGCGCGGCCTCCGCAAAGGTCAGGAGGCCCTCCATGATGGTGAGGACGTCCTTGACCTTTGGGCGGATGAAGTTGTTCGACGTGCAGCGGATACCCGGTTCGGGGATTGGGTAGTCACCCAGAACGTCGGGAACCGGCAGGCCGAGAGCCTCGTAAAACAGAACCTCGTCCCGCAAGGCCCACTCGATCTTCTTGACCAGCCCTAGCCAGTTCGTCCGGTCCAGCTCGTTGCGGATTTGCAACGTCTCGCCGGGGTAGTCATCGAGCGGAAAGCCGGGCGCCAGGAACGCCGCGTAAGCCGCGTCCGCCGCCAGGATGCGCCGGTCACGCTGCGGGCTATTGGTCGTCAGGTTAGGCATTGATGACCGGCCCCGACGCTATGGGTTCCGCCGTGATCGAGGGCGAGGAAGGCAAGCCACCCGCACTCGCCGTTCCGCCACCCGTTATGGGTTGCGCCGTAGTCGTTCCGCCGCTTGCCGGATCGCCCGAAGCCGTGGGCGGGGTGGGTATCGGATAGGCCACCACGCGGGCGCCGAAAGCCGTGACGCTGTCGTTGGCTTCCGTGATGGTCGCCGTTGCCGTGATCGGCCCGGCGGGAACCGTTCCCGCCGCGCTGAGCGTGTCGCCCGCTTCCGTCCGCGTCAGCGTGGCCGCAATGGCGACCTTGCCGACACCCGAAACCGTGTCGCTGGCCTCTGTCCTTGCGAGCGTGGCGGCGATTGCCACCTTGCCCGCGCCGGATACCGTGTCGCTTGCCTCTGTGCGGGCCAGGGACGCCGCCAGGGCGACCTTAGAGGCTCCGGTTAGTGTATCCCCCGCCTCGGTGCGCGAGAGCGCCCCTGCGATGGCTAGGCGGCTTGATCCTGAGACCGTATCGCCGGCCTCGGTGATGGTCGCCGTTGCCGTGATTCCGGCGCCCCTGCTCCAGAACCACGCCTCAAGCTCGGGCTGGTATTGCGGAACAAGAGACCGAGCGTTGCGAAGTGCTGGCCGGTATAGCCAGGCGCCCGTTAGCGCGTTCGGCCCGGCCATGACCTAGCCGTGAGTTTCGACGTAGACGCCGGTGATGTTGGACGCCGTCGTGGTGGACGGAATGAAAATCAGGAACGGCACGACGCCGTCATAAAGCCTCGGCAGCGCCCCGGTGAGCGCATCAAGAGCGCCCGGAACCTGAGCCGCCGTCAACGGGACCGCCGCAAGCACACGATAGGCCACGAGGTTCATCGTCCCCGACACCCACGATACCGAAAGCGTCAGGCTTTGCACCGACCGGACGCCGGTATCCCCCGCCTGCAAGCCAATCGGAAAAAACGCGCCCGCCGTTGGGCTGTTGGCCGTGGGAAAGGCGTTTGTCGCCGAACGCGAGCCGGTTCCGGCCTGGTTCGTGTACGCGATTGTGATGGTTGGGGCTGCCGCGCCAGCCGCCGCGCTGATCTCCAGACCCAGATAGACGCCATCGCCGTTGGTCGATCCGGCGATATCTCGCGCGGGCCACGACGGCGTTGTCGAGTTTTGCGCCGTGTTCGACGTGATCGTATAGCCGCCGTTGTGCCAAAGGCGGTCGCAGAGAAGAAGCGTCCCCGCAATGGTCGCTTGCGCCGTCAGGCTCGCCAGATAGGCGTTGCCGCTCACCGGGTTAACGTGCGGAAGCTGGCCGTTGACCATCGCCGACGTGCTGGACAGCACAACGCCGTTCAGCGTGGTATCAAACGATCCAGCGCCCGGATTGCCCGCCAGACCCCACAGGCTTTGCGGGCGCCCGGCCACCATTGTCGGCGTCACCGCTTTGGCGAAGGGTCGCGGGGGCTGCATCCCCGCAATGGCGCCGTCTATCGTGGTAATCGGCATCAGGCGTTGCCAGCCGTGAGGGTGAAGGTCGTGACCGAGAACGCCTGGCCGGACGCGAACGAGGTGTTATCAACCTCCATATCGCCGCCGCCGCCGGTCGCCGTGACCGTGCCTTGAATGTGGCAAGTGGTCCCGCCGCTGTCCTTGATGCGGAAGTGAGCCGCCGTGCCGGTGGCGTTGGCGGAGGTGTCTTCCCACGTCCCGTTTTTGGTCTTGGTCCCGCCCGAGGCCGCGTTCATCCAATCGCTCGGCAGCGTGCAGGAGGCGAGCAAGGTTCCGCTGTCCGCCGCCGCGCAGTTGGCGGGCGGTGATCCTGTGCGGATTTCAAGAATGGCGCTCGTCCCCGTCGTGCTTTCGACCGTGTCGAGGCGCGCGTTACGGACGGCGGCGGAGTATTGCAGGGCCATGTTAGTAGACCGCGACCATCGAGGTGGCCGTCTGGTTCGTGGTGTTCGTGCTGTTCACACGCTTGAACCGCACCGGCAGCATGGTCCCTGCCGGAACACCCTCAAACGTCCGCACCGTGCCGTTGGGCGCGACCACGGCGACATTGCCCGCCACACCGACCCAGAGCGCACGCGGCCAATCGCCGTCCACTCGGGCCACGTCAGCGGTATCGGAGGCGGTGACCGCCCCAAAGGATGCGCCGGGGCGCGTCATTTCGGACACGTTAGGTCTCCATGCTCAGGTCTTCAGGCCGCAAGAGCGCCCGGTCGAAGGTGGGAACGTACTTTTGCCTAAACGCCGCCCGGATCGCCGTGCGTCCGGCATTGGCGAGCGCCATCACATCGTCAGGTGCGGAACGCTGGAACACCGGCCCCGCAATCCTCGCCGCAATCATCGCCGCGACGTCGCCGTCATGCGTCGGGCCGAACGGCTGTTCGCTGGTCAGCGTCAGCCCGGTCAATTCCTTCCAGGCCGCAAGTTCGGAGACGTAAATGTACCGCTCGGTTGATGTCCCCGCGACTTCCACAAGCGCGCCGTTCTGGACTGCCCGTTCGCTTCCGTCCTCGGTGATGGTCTCGGGCAGGGTCACCGTGATCGGAGAGCCCGACGTGTTGACCACCCGCTCATTTTCCTTGGCGGTGTAGTTGGCATCGACCAGCACCGGCTTCAGCGTGCGGATCGGGAAATACAGGTAGAAGCTCTGCGCATCCTCAAGCGCGGCGTCCATCTGCTCCGCCTCGGGAGTGTCACCCATAGGCAACGCCCGCGTCATGCGGATGGCCCGCGTGAGGATAACTCGCATCGTGGTCATGCGGCCTCCGGTATCCGGCTGCGAAGCCAATCACCGACGCACCCCGCAAACTGCTGGAGCCCGCCCGTGTGCGTCAGGTGAAGTTCAGGATCGAGCCAGACTTGGCCGCCGGCCTTCCGCCAATCATTGCAGAACGCGGTGTCTTCACCCCAGATGCGCCCCGCTTCGACCGGCGCGTGGAAGTAGCCATGAAAGGCGCGGCCCTCGTGCTCATAGGCGCGGCCCGGGTGCGCCTCGCGCAACACCTCAAACGCCTTGCGAGAGATGGCCAAGAACCCGCCCGGAACGCTGTCAACCTCAAGCAAGCCCGTTTCCGGGTCGGCCCAAAGTTCGTCGCGCTCCAGCCAGCGGATCGGATAGTCTTCGGCGGGCTTTTTGTAGCGATAGGCCCCGCCCACCACGTCAACCGGATGGCTTGCCAGTTTCAGAAGCTCGCCGGGGTTCCACGAAACATCCGCATCCACAAACACCAGGCGGTCGCAATCCGACGCCAGGAAGTCCGCGACCAGTTGGTTTCGGCCCATCGTGATGAGCGAACATCCGGGCAAGAGCCCGACCTGTAGTTCAATGTCCAAGAGAGCCGCCGCCCTCTGCTCGTTGAGCAAAGAGCGGACGGTCTCGATGCCGACCTTCCCGTCATAAGCCGGGATGGCGACGAAAAGCCTCAAGTGACGAGGCCGACGTTCGCCAGCGCCGTGCGGATTCGGTTGATACCGTCCGCAAGGGTCGCAATGCTGTTGATCAGCAGGGTCGAATTGTAGGTCGCCGTCAGCGGCTGGATGCCGGTGGCGGCGTTGGCGGTTCCCGTCGATCCGTCGGTGACGGCGGTGACCGTCGCCTTGGAAATCGGCGTGGCGCCGTAAAAGCCCAGCTTGCCGCCGGACTGAGCGATGTAGAGGCCCTCAAGATCGCGGCCCACGGTTTGAACGGTCATGTCTGACCCTTTCCATGAAAAAGAGAGAGGCGGAGCCGAAGCCCCGCCTCAGTTCGGGGAGGAGACCGATTAGGCCGTGCCGGAGAGGCGGACGCCTCGGCGGCGATCCACGTTCTTCACGCCGTAGACCACATCGAAGCGGTGCAGGTGCGTGTCGTTGGTGGAGTCAGACGAGCGCCAGTAGCGAACCGTCAGGCCGGTGTCGGGGTCGGTGGCGTAATCCGCCTCGCCCGAGTAAGGCATGATCAGCTTCGCGGAGACCAGCGCGATGGCCTCGGGACGGAACACCGTGCCGAACTTGTAGGTCGTGGCGTCGGTGTTGGTCTCGGTGTCGTCACCCATCCACTGGATCGCGGCGTTGTCAGCCGGAGCCGCGCTCACCGTCTGGAACGCGCCAGAGGTGATGATCGGCGGGGTGATGGTCAGCGCCAGGTTCTGGTCGTTGCCCGTGCCGGTCGCCACCGAAGTGCCGCCGGTGATGACCGTGAACTGCTGCAGGAAGTCCTGCGTGGCCTTGGTCATCGGGTTGACGGCGAACACACCGTCGATGGTGAACACCTCGCCGGCGGCCACGGTCTGAGCGTTGCCGACGTTGTCGATGTTCAGCGTCTGCTGCCAATCGCCGTCCTTCACCGAAGCGTAGGTGACGTTTTGGCTGGCGCCGTCCACAAGTGCGTTGCCCGAGCGCGTGCCGGTCGTGACCGTCGAAGCGTTCTGGGTGGCGTACCAGTCGATGTTGCCGAGGATCGGCAGCTTGGCGCGGGTGAGCGCGTCAGAGGCGATCTTCTCGGTCTGGAGGCCGGACAGATTGCCGAGCATGGCCCAGGCATCCGAGGGATGCAGGAAGCCGACGCGGCCATCGGTCTCGACGCCCTGCTCATCAAGGCGCTGCGGAGCCTTGGACAGGTCCGAGAAGCTGTTGATGAGTTGACCAGGCGTACCGACCCATGAGTAGAACTGGCGGGTCACGGCGTGAATGTCCGTGTCCACCTGGTTCGCCAACTGAGCCGCAGCCGAGGACATGACCTTCGACTTCAGCAGGCTGTCAACGGTCAAGGTCTCCTCGAGCGAGGTAAACTCAACGTCAATGCCTTTCTGCTTGTCGATGGTCAGGGCGATTTCGCCTTCGACCACGTCTTGCACCTGGGCGACCGCGCCGTCACGAACCGTGAACTGCGGCGGACGCTTGACGTAGACGGTCGTGCCGTTGGACTGACCGCCCTTGCTGATCGGCTTGACCACCACGTCGCGGTACTCGCTCGTCACCACCTTGGCGGCCACGAGGTTGTTCTTCATGAGCTTGAGGAAGGTGTTGGCGTACACCTTCGGAGAGAGGAGTGCGTTAGGCATTTGGGTTCCGTCCTCTTGGGACTAGAGCCGCCTCAGCCGTAGGTTTGCTCGAAAGCCGAAAAGTCGTCCGTGTCCGGCGCGACCTTGAATCGGCCTCCGGTCCCTCGCGCTTGCGGGGGAGGTTCCGGGGCATCGGTGGCGGTTTTTGGGGCTGGTCGTGGCGCTGCGGGCGCCGACAACCGGGCTGCGAGTTTTCCGATCTCAACGGCTTGGGCGTAGGGGTTGAGTGCCGCGATGCGGCGCGCCTCTGCCGGGTGTTTTGCCAGGTGATACGCCAGGGCCGGCGCTTCATCGGCTGCACGAGCGGCGTGCTGCATGACTTCCGTCATCACAGACGCGGCGCGCTCGTAGTTCTGACCCACCACGTCGTAGAAGTCCGGGGTCTGACCGGCGAAGGTCTCGGCCCGCTCGTTGAACCGCCGACGCTCGGCCATTTCGGCTTCACGTTGGGCGCGCTCGTTGAACTGGCGCGTGACTTCCTGCCGGGCTTCCCAAGCGGCCTGCGCCCGAATGAAGCGCACGTCGTTTTCCCCATGCTCGAAAGCGTAGGGGCTGGGTTCCGGGTCATCATCGACCTGGGGCTCGGGGTCGCGTTGGCGCTCCTGCGGCTGGGTGGCCTTCGCCCTCCAGAACTCCGCCTCGCGTTCGGCGTCCCGTTGCTTGCGGGTCAGCTCGTCGATGCGGTCTTGAACCGTCTTCTTCGGCCTAGGCTTTTCGCCAGAGCCGTCGTCGGCGGTTTCGGCGGGGGCATCGTCCCCGAGATGCTCGTCACCCTGAGCGGGGGTCTGGTCGGTCACCTGATCGGCAACGGACACGTCTTCGGTCACGCCTTCCGGCGTGTTGGGGGCTTCTGACATTGGCGCTTTCGCGGAAGTCCCGAGGCGCGTGATCCGGGGGCGGGACGAACTCCCCGGCGCGAAACCTTAGCCGTCCGCTTCGGGCGTCGGCGGGTTGAGCTTGTTCTGTAGGTCCGCTTCGGAGTGCATCGCCTCCAGCGGCTTGCGTTCCAAATCCATGATGTCGCCCTGGAGCGCCACCTGTGAGCGTTGAGCCTCGACCTCGGCCTTGACGGCGTCGGCCTGCGCCTTGCGAAGCTGCGCCATCTTCAGCGCCTCATCGAGCGGCGTGACGGCGGGGCCTGACTCCTGACCCACCGCCTCGGCCTCGCGCATCGCCTTGATTGCCTCGGCCTGGGTCTTCTGGACCTGGGCTTCCTTCTCCGCGAGCGCCAGTTGCCCGGCCTGCATCTGCATGGCCTGCTGCTGCTGTTGCTCGGCCTGAGCCGCTTGCATCGCTTGCTGGCGCTGCTGCATCTCCTCGGGCGACAGGTCTTCGTCCTTCTCCTCGGCCATGCCGGGCGGGAGCGCCTTCTTGAGTCGTTCCGCGATCATGTCCGCGCCGGGCCAATCCATGTTGCGCGCGATCAGGTCGCCCGCCATCTGAGCCGCGCCCGGAACCGCCTGCATGAATTGCATCATGCTCTCGGCGGCTTCCACGCGCTTTGTGCTGTAGCTGGCGCCCGTCTCGACAACCACGTCATAGCGGCCACGGTTGATGTCGATGCTTTCCGGGTTCATCGGGTCGTTGATGCGCTTGACCTTCACCGCCTCGTCTTCGCCGATCACGCGGATCGTGCGCGCGGTGTCATAGGCAATCGGGATAAGCGCATTGATGACCCGCCCGGCCTCGGCAATCGCGGCTTGCAGGTTGTCGTGGTAGATGTAGCTCGCCACGTCGCCTTCACGCTGGCGGGCGAGAATGGCCTTTCCGCTGGTCTCATTGGACGTCATGCCGAGCGAGGCGTCGTGAAGCCCGGTCGTGTCCTTGATGTCCTGGGTGAGAATCTGGCTCTCTTGAAGGACCGCGCTGTTCAACGTCGGCGGGCCGACGAATTGCGGCGACACCTGGCCCGACCAGATCAACAGGTCGTCATTGTTCTTGTAGGCTTCCCGGAACGCCTCTTGATCGCCTTCGGTCTGTTCGTGCAGCATCCACTTGCCGTTGCCCGCAAGCGCCAGCATTTCCGCCGACTTCGACCGCCAGTAGTTCCGCAGGCGGTAGCTATCGCGGGCGAACCGCACGAGCCCGAAGCGAACGCGCTTGGACCGGACGTTGATCTCCCACCCACGCGCACGGAAGATCGGCAGGCGCGGGATCGGCAACTCATGCGGGCCGGACAGGATCGCGTGACCCGTCATCAGATACATACAGGCGTACTTCCGAACGCCCTTGCGGATCATCGGCTCGCCGTCATCGTCCAGCGCAACGGGCGCGGGCAACGGGCGCAACTTCTGGCCCTTCGACGTCCGCACGATCATGGCGGGCATCATCGGGTCGGTCATATCCACCTCGACCGTCGATCCGGTCTCAAGCCGCGCGTAGGTCGTGGGCTCCGACTTCATGCGCCAGAACTCGACGACGCGGACCTCATCGCGCTTGTACCAGCCGTTCGCGTCGGCCTTGGGAACCTCTAGCTCCGAAGGAAGCTCGTCCTTCCA